CAACGGTTACTGTGGTGTTGTTTAGAAATCCCATAAGATAACTCCTAATATATGTTTTTGGATTTTAATAATTTGATTCATATATAAATATAACATAATCAAATTTTTATTAATTAAAATTCTATTTAGTATTTTTTTTCTCTTCTATTGTGCATGTCACTCACCAAAACCAGCAGGTGGTCCGTTCGCCGCTCCTGCCCCTGTGGCTGCATTTGGATCATTATTGGAACTACGATTTCTAGCTCCATTTGAAAGTTTTGTTTTCTTTTTCTTTTTCCTACGTTTACCCCTTTTCTTTTTTCCAGTATTGGAAGCTGTTTTGAAAAAATCTATTGCCTGCTGTAGTTCGCTTGCATTTAAAGCAAAACCACCCTTTTCTTCTACTGCTTGCTGTACAGCTATTTCAGCGCTTGCTGGCTTTCTTTTATTGGTGTTTCTTCCTATTCTTATCTTTTTTCTCTTTCTACGCCTTTTCGGTTTGAATTTAGCAACTGTTCCTTCTCCTGTATCCAATGATGATTCTCCGCTAGCTTTCTTTACAAGTCTTGTAGGAGATGTAAGTGTAATCTCAATTGGAGGACCTCCATCGACAGTTGTTAGTAGAGTGTTCTTCACGCCTTCAAAATAAGAGCGTATTCTAGCTTCGCTGTCATTCAATAGGTAATCAGTATCAACGTTATAGAAAGATGAAGAGAAAAATTTACCAATAGAAGCACTATCAATAGTTGTATAATATTTCTCCATTTTTTGATTATTGCCTCTTATAACCGATCCTGAAATCACCGGCTGTAAAGTTTCAAAGTATTTTGTATCACCATAAGTAATAGATGCAGTAGCGTAGAATTCATCAGGTCTGTTCAATCTCTGCCACATAGACAAATTGTAACTGTCATCTAAAAATTGCGAGGATGATCCTTCAAAAGTAGGAAATGATCCTGTTATGTTATAGACAGAAGATCCGGAATCATAACTATACATATCTATTTTTGCATCATATGCAGAAAAGTCTGTTATTGTATATCTATTATCATGATTGTATGAAGCTGATACTTTAACTAAATCTATTCCTATATCTATAGATGAACTAAAATAAAAGTTTTCAAACTTAGGTGGTTTACCTATTACCACTTTATTTCTTTCAAATAAATTTGGTTCTACCAAAATACCCAAATTTGCTTTAGCTCTAGCAGGAATCATTTTTCTTATCTGACCAAATAAAGATTGGTCATAAAATTTTATTAATCTAATATAATCCCAGAAGTTATTAGGAGATTTATATTTTTTCCAATAGTTATCAGATGCATGTTTTAAACCACGATATTCTAATTCTTGTAAATCTCTAGGATCACCTAAGAAATTATCAAAATTTAAATCAGCTACGGATTCTATTATATCTGTATTAATTACATCAGTTGGAGCAAAGAACACACCTACTTTATTAGAATCATTAGGAGCAGTATCATATGCACTTACTGTAGCTCTATGTTTAGCATTCAAATTAAATCCAGCTTTTATTGGATTTGGCTCAATTCTTATTTTATTAGTAGTTCTTCTCAAAGCGCCGATGCTTGGAACATTACTTCTTGTTTCATCTACAACATTGCTGAAAAAGTTTCCTGTAAATCCGCTATGAGATCCTGAATAAGCATTTGTTGAATTCGCACTAACATCTCTGATACCATCTGTATCTGTGCTTAAATCAGTATTATCGTCAAAGGAATATCTTAAAACTAAATTTTCATATGATGAAGATAATGAGTTTCCATTATAAGCCTTTGGATTTCCTATGTGATTTCTAAAAGAGCCGGTATTTAATACCTCTGTCCAATGTCTATACTCCATTAATGATCCACTAAATTGATCTCCTACTAAAGCGTTATCTTCGCTTCCACCAATGAAAATATCACCATCGGTTGCCCAATTTTGATTGTAAGAAGCTGAAGAAGCTATATCTGTTACCAATGTGGATTTAGAATATAAATTTATTTTACTTCTACTAGCATCATACTTACTTACATGCAGTTCAAATGATTGGGATACATTTGGATCATCGCTTCCAGAAGTTCTCCTAACCATTACAGAAAAGAAATCTTCATCATATACAGGAAAATTAGAAGATGATATTTCCTTCAACCCATCAGAGCCACTTATCTGAAAAGCCACGTACCCATAATTATCTATTGAATTATTATCTTTTAATCTAATAAAAAAGCTAGAAGATAAATTAGGTTCAGTTGGAGCCTTTTCAACTAATATTTGATTTGAACCTGTAGGAGTTCTAAATCTAAATTCGATGGTATCAGGCTTTCTTCCCGTTGAAGAGTCATTAACCCACGTAGTTTTAACGTTTTGAGCTCCTCTGAAATCTAAAGCCTTTGTAAATTTTCTACCTATTTCAAATTGAGGAGCGGCATTGTCTGGCAAATCAGGTCCACCATACTCTTTAACTCTTAAAATAGTAGATGGGATACCATATGCGTTTATCAATCCTTTAATTGCTCTAACATTTCCTTTGTTTTTTAAGTAGTATGGCATGTTATTAACAATACGACTCATTATTTCTCTTGAAACATCTCTTTCTGGCACACTTGACAAGTTTGAAAATGAAGAACCAGTAACCTCTTTACCCAATGCGAATCTAGCAAGAGAAATTGTGTCTTTACCATCAGTTAATTGCCATCCCAATGATTTAGCAACATCCATAAATAAGTCTTTAGACATACCTTCGGATAATTTTTCTCTTCTATCGTGTATGTCACCCATAGCTTTAATATAAATCCATATATTATCAAAATGATGAGCTACCATATTCACTAAATCTACATAAGTTTGATTTTTACTGTCAAATTTTATGTGCTGTGGTATTATATTACTTAATCTATTAAAACTGTCCTCATCAAATAGAGAGCCACTTTTATTTTGTATATCATACCAAGATAATGCTTGAGATGATGTGGAATGAGCTAAGATATAATCATCCCCTACTGTTCCTGTTCCCGAAACCTTAGGCCACGCATTAGAAAAATATTCACCGAGAGAACTCGAAACATAAGACGAAGATTCAAAATACATATACTTTTCAAACCCATCGAAATTATTTTTTAATTCATCAATAGAAGATAGTGCTTTTTTAACATCAACGGTTGAACCGCTGACGCCATTGTAGGATGCGCTAGTTGCTGTGTATTTTTCTATTTCTCTTAACTTATATTTAAAATTTTGAATTCTTTTTGTTACCGAACTAAAGTTTATAAAGTTCCTAAAGTGGCTGTAGTCTACATTTATCTCTACACTATCCATACTCTGACTTAAAAATTCATCTCTTAGCAAACCAGATACAGTAGCATCTTCACTTAAAATTTCAGTTTGAGAAGTATAGTCAGTAGTTCTTCTTTGTATAGGACTTTCAGCATTCATCATATCCGGAGATTTTAAAACTACATCGCCAATTTCTGTATCAACGAAGTCTATAATTTCAATGTTTTCTTCGATTACTTCAGCCATTTCTTTTACAACGACTACTTCGTCTAATCTTTCGATGTCAGTTGGTAATGGCTCATATAACTTATACACGACTGAATATGGATAGGGCATTGTTACAAAATCTTTTTTAAAATTAGTAGTTAAAAACATCCTATTTCCAAATTTTAGATAGGTTCTCATATCATATGGATTATATACAAGATAAGAAACTGAAAAGTTAGGAAAATTTACAGGATTACTATCATCTTCATAATCAATTACATCAGGATTGGTAGCGACTAATTCACTGCCAACATTTTTCCAATGCTTATCAACCATTATTTGACTTCCTTCTGCTTGTATCTGAACTATATTAGCCTCATAATCTGCGTATATCGGAGCATTTGTTTCTTGTGAATTTAATGTAAAATCCATAAACACATTGTCAGCCCACGTTATCCCATATGAGTTATCAGCTGTTAATCCTTTGTTAGTGTCCCAAGTATTATCACCTCTTATCTGTAGAAAAAATTCTGCAGTTGTAAACCAATCAGATGGGATATCCAATGTAACTTCTAATGAATTCCATCCTCCGGCGCTAGGTGTGTATAATGGCTCACTAATAGTTTTGTATACATAGCTAATTGCAACATTGTCTTGTGAGTTCCAAAGAGCTGCTTGCCCATCCCAAATCCATTGGTTTCCAATACTTATAGTGCCATCTTTAGTTGGGTTTGGATCAAAGCTGAATATAGAGCTTCCATCATCATATAAGGCTAATGAATCGTAATTATCAGCGCCTGGATTTCTACTACCAAATATTATGTCATCGCCTTCAGTTCCTTTAATACCAGCATTGTAAAAAAATTGCTGTAAATTGAGTTCTTTCTCAAGTCCATTTGAGGCAGGGCTTTTATTTATATATACCTTATCGTTAATAATTCCAGTAAAATTATCACTAAATCCGGAGTTCTGTGCAAATGCTACATCGTATTCTCCAGGTAATTCAGAAAAGCCTACAGTAAATGGTTTAGGGTAATCGCCATCAAAAAATTCAGTTGCGTTATTCTGAGCTAATTCGAAATAATCTCCGTCTCCATCAGTCATTCTCCAATATGAATCGACACCTTTTATTGCAAAGTAGTGTTTAAAGGTACTCTCACGAGAGAACCAAGTCTCAAATTCTCCAATACCATCATTTAGCATATCATTAAAGTTTTGGTCAAGATCTTCCCAATATTTTATTCCATCATCGGTGCCGCCTGCTGTAAATGTAGTTTTGCCTGTTTCGGCCATAAAAGCTCTATTTTGATCTACTTCACCTGTCCCATTGGTATAAAATATCAAAAAGAAATCGGATCTAACACCACTAACGTTATTTGTTTTTCTAGTCCTAGTAACACTTTGTATGCGACCATATCTAAAAATGTCATCATATATAGTAACAGATACACTTTCTCCATCAGGACCTACTTGATCTACAAATTCATTTAATACTATAGGAAACCGATCTTCAAATTTTTCTAATTTAAGTTTGCTGTCGTTCACTGTATATTCTGGCTGTTCAACAAACCATATCAAATCATCTTTAAATAATAAAGCACCAGGACCTGTCGTTGTTCCTGTCTGCCATCCACCATTCTCACCTTGTCTTGTCGTTCTTGCATAATGAGGTATTCCTGCTCCAGGACTTTGGTACGGGTGAGTATTTACGACATTAATACCTTCAAATTCTTCTGCGCTTACACTGTTCTCAGGAGCACTAGGTGCATTTCCAGCTATAGTCGATACCCATTGAGTACCTGACCAAGTCCAATCTTCTTCCTCACTCGTTGCTCCTTTTTTCCAATACGGATCTTTTGCGAGATTTGGAGCCCAAAGATATTTAACATTTCCACCGGAGGGATTTGGAATTAATCCTGCAATTACCCAAGCACCAAGACCACCATAATCAGCGGTGGTTTCTCCTTGAACTCCCTGAAAAGATGTTATGTTAAAATGAGAAATAAGTTGCACTTCCCTTCGAGGCGGCTTATCTTCTTGTAATAGTGCATTTGCATCTATATTAGCAACAAATCCATCCGGTGCAGCAATGGGTTTTACTTCTGCAGGCTCCGGACCAAATGGATCAAAATATCCATCCGGCGGACTTTCTGGCTCTGCTTCAATAAACCTTTCGGTAGGGTATTTGAACTGAACTTCCACACCCTTTCCAGCTACACTACTTTTTAAATCTAATCTAAAGTTAATTGTATCGCCAATTGAAGCTCCGAAGTTAATTAGTGACGGCATAGTTTGCCCTATCATCATAAGCCTATGACCAACAGCACCATTCCAAGCTTCGAAGTCTTGATATAAATTATTTTGATCTATAAATTTTATACAATTTCCACCACTATTACCTTCGTTTCTTACAACTTTAGCATGATACCCTATAGCACTAGTTCCTGCGTGAGGATCGCCATAATTTAAATATCCTGTAGTCCAATCATCTAATACAATACCATCGCTGTGTAAACTACTATCCCATGCAGAATTTACTATTGCTGGTGCGCCTGTGACTGTGTCTATTGTAACATTTTCTAATTGAGCATTTTTTATAGCATTTAAATCTGTACGAATTTTGCTGTTTTGATAGCCGATGAGGTAAGCATTTGGAAGTTTAATAGTTCCACCAACCATATTATCTGTAAATATAAAACCACCATCTTCAGGAGTAATTTCTATAATTTGAACAGTATCATACTCCATTTGCGTTTCTGGTGGATTTCCTGCGCCAGCGCCTGGTCCGGGAGGCTGTATAACTAAGTTTCCTTTAAAACTTATTTGTCCATCTAATCTTTCTACTCTAACAGACTCTTGTAATTTTAAAAAGTCTGTTTGATAGTTATATCCACCCAATGAACTATCTTCAATATTTTTAGCCGATAACCTAACTTCTTTTCTTGTATTTGATATGGTTTCAATTTTATACTTATAATCTGATATTAATAATTGTTCAGCACTTGCTGGATTTTTTTCATACTCTGCTTGACTCTTATTAAATATTTTCCCCAAATCATTTATGTATATATTTTCAGCATTATACTCAATTGGAAATATTTGATTTTCAAAACCAAGCTTTGTTCTAAGTAAAACCGGATCTTCTTTACCAGCTAAATTTCTTACAAATCTATATCTAATTTTGAATTTTCCGGTTTCGTAACCAAATAACTTTAGGTGAGATGATGGATTTAATTTTATAAAATTTTCATCAATGCCTACGATAGCGTCATATTTTACAACATCTTTATATTCTATTAAATTGCCAGTATCATCTAGTAGCTCTACAAGAACATAATCTCTATCTGCATTGCCGCCCTCGCCCCAAAAGCCATTCTCATATGGTTTTTCTCCAATCTTTTTGGTGACACCACGAAGTAATCGCTGTTTATCTACATCATTTAATTGACTTGACATTATAACTCCCTTAACTCTCTATCGATAATACCATTAATCTCATCAGTATCTTTCAGCTGTTCGACTGTTCTACTAATGTAAAGAACTGTGCTTGCATCTTCATATAATTCGCCTGTGTAAGGATTTTCAAATGCTTGAATTACTCCCTCGTCGTTCCTAGTTAAGAGGCTACCATCATAAGTAGAACCAGACATCTCCATTCTGTTCATCATCACTTCTCTTTTTACTAAATATTCTTGTTCATCAGCACTAGCTAAGTTTTGATAAAAAGATAGCTCTTTAAGTTCTTCTTTTGAGTAAGGCATCTTTTACCTCACAACTTTAAATGTAAAATTATCATCAAAATACTGAATAGTTTCTTCAGTAGTTCCACTTCCGCTAACTACTTTGAATTCAAACTTATAATATCTTTCTGCTTGAAAAGCATCCATCCATACATTGAAATAATTACCTTTGGAATCACAACTTACAAGTGAGCCTGTTCCGAATGGAATGATAATATCAGCAGTCTTATCATCTATTATAGAGTAATAAACTCCATCACCACCAATAGTTTCTACACTACCGCTTGGTAAATACTTCGATGTCAAAAAGGCTGATGATGTATTTGAAAAAGATTTAGTTGGATATCTTCCTCTTGCATTTACTCTAAACTTAATTTTAGATTTTTCTTTATAGCCAGTTCTAATGTTACTCATATAAAAAACTAAATCATCCAATTCATCACTATTTAAAGCGCTTAAACTTCCTGTAGACCACTTTGTATCAAACCACTCTACTTCTAACTTTGGTGGATAAATTGTATTGGTTTGTCTTGAAAAGAAAGAAAAGTTGCCATATTTTTTCTTATTTCCTTCTTCGCCAGTTCCTAACAAATTAGCTCCGTTTCCTAAACTACCAGACCTTTTTAAAATAAATCCTTCATTAGTATATCTTGATGCTGCTGCGCCTGTTATCCATTTATTCACAATAGGAGTTACATCCATTCTCATATCTTGAGAACCATAACTAAATGATTGTGAAGCGTATACATTATTATAAAAAGTTCCACCTTGTGCAACAGAGCCTGATAAACTAGCAGAAGCTTCTACCCACCAATCTTCGACAGTAGCACTAGTTTTATAATTCCAACTTGCCCCATCTGTTGTTCCTGGATTATCAAATCTAAATCCCTCTCCGACATCCCAACTTTGACTTACAGGATGGGCCCATATTGATTGGCTAATAGACAAATCAGTTGGATTAGCATCATATAAATTCAAGTAAAATTTTGGATTGGTAATCAATCCTCTGTGCATTGACTGTGATATATAAGCTAAATCAAATTTCATTAATATTCTCGAAACCTTAGTCTTAACTCCGCTATCATCAACATCTTTTCTTATTTCTAATATCTCATCTAAACCAGTATTCATACTTCCCGATGTAGAATATAATGTCGTATCTGATTCTGGATAAATAAAGTAATGCATTATTAACCTCCCGCTGAGTCACCAACTACTTTACCTTCGATATCGGTAGTTGGAAATTTTAATTGAAAACAGCTTGGGTCCATAGAAGGATAAATAACCCCTTCTTTTGTAGCCGTTTTTATGTCATATAAGTTACCAGAGTAACCAGCAGATTTAGCAAATTTATTTATAATTGTAACTGGTGGTCTGTCATTAGTGCTTGAAAACGGATCTACATCTTCAGGCGGAACGACTGCTGAAACACCATCTACTAAAGAAATTTGATAAGCTAGGTCAGCTAATACTATAGGCTGTCCGATTTGCCACTTGTCCACATCAAAAAACTCTTTAACTCTTTCAATAGCCTGTAAAACTACTTGTTCTTTATTATATCCTGTTTTTGTAAGTAAATTAAATTTAACCCCTACATTAATAACATAAGCATCTTTTATATTGACAGCATCTGTAATCATTCTAAATTGAGTTAAGTAAGTTTGTATATTTGATTTTACTGCTTTATTGACAGCGACTAAGCTTTTATTAGCATCAAATCCTAAAATATATAAGTTAAGAGCTAATGGATTTTCAATTCTTCCAGCTGCAACTCCTGTATTTCCTATTGTGCCAGCAGAAGGATCAATTTGAGAATCCTGCACTATATAGGCCTTTGCTATATTACCATACTTTGGTGGCATAGCATACACTCTTGTTATATAGTCAGCCTTAGTAACGGCTCTCTGTTGTGCTTGGAAATAAGCTAATGTATTATGTTTAACTTCAATTACACTCTCAGCACCTTTACCGCCGGAAGTAGGATCAGGATTATTAACTGCTATAGAATTCTTTGTTGTAGAAACTAATCCAGCATTTAGCCCAACTTCGTCAAGAGTAATACTAAAAGAAGTTAGACTCTGTATAGTATTTGCTGGAACATTATTATCTACTCCTCCACCATAACGATACACAATTGTTAATGTTGTGTTTGACGGAGCTTGTCCGTAGGTTTTTGTATTTAAGAAGCTAGCAGGATCAAACGCGGTATTTAAATACGAAGGTGATCCTGGCAAACTAGAGCCTACATTGTTCGGGTTAGGAACAACTTCCTCATCTGGAGAATCTGATATACCAGCTCCAAATCTTATTTCGGTTCTGTTATCGGTTGCTACAAAAGTAATAAATCTTCTAGAAGTTTTTAATAACTTCATTAAATATGGAGACTGATCAGCATAAGAAGATAGTTCAGGATCATTAAGTTCCGTATTCTCCATATCTTGAAATACAGTATCTTGTGCTAAAAAGCCAACCTCGTGCCAATTATTACCATCGTCATCTGTACAAGAAATAACTTCTGTAACTCCAGCGTTGGATAATTTAATTCTTGAATATTTTTCAGCAGCATTAAAACTAAAATATTCAGTAGCCAGATTTCCGCTTTCAATTCTAACTGATTTTTTAAGCAAATAAGTTGCGGGAACATTATTAGCACTTTCATATACGGAAACTTCCATTGGATCATAAGAGCTTGAAAATTTAAAATTTATATCTTCTACCGTCCTAAAGTTAATTCCTGTATTTGAGCCCATAGTTCCACCTGCATTGATTTTCAAAGCATATCTTAAATCAGGATTTGTTTTATAGTTAGCTCCTGTTCCCGATGATACAGCGGGCACAGTTTGAAATACTTCTACTACACCTAAAGATGGAGAAGAAACTTTCGGTTTATACCCGAAGGATTGTGCCATATTATACACAGTTTTCTTTTCTTCAGCAAAAGCCAATAAACTTTCTTTAAATTGATTATCTATATAGTAAGATAGAACATCGCCAACATAAGATGCCATTTCTATAAACATCATACCAGGAGATGACTCATTAAAATCATTATATGTATTTGGAAAATAAACTTTAGCAAACTCAATTAGATTTGCTTTAAATGAAGAAAAATCTTTATTTAAATATCTAACTTCTTTTACTGATTTTTTAGAAACTGAATAAGGCATTTATTATCTCCGTTAAAAGTCATAGAATGGGTTAACTTCAAAATCATCTATGACATCATCATATTCACCTGTATCTTCGTTGAATACAGTAGTGCCAGTTGCTCCATCCCCTACACTTAAATCACCCTTTTTTAAATTTAAATCTAACTGAACAACTTTTTGATCTACGTTTATTGAAAAGTTTATACCGACATTTACTGCATTGTCGAATTCGCCACTTGTAGTTACATTTATCGACTCAATAGCTATATACGGTAACCATTCACCCATAGCTTCTCTGATAGCTTCTTCTATACTACTTGCAATATTTCCATCATCCGGCTCAAATAAAACTCTATACAAATTACTTCCAAAAGTAGGGTTACCTAATCGCTCTCCCTTTATAGTTAATAAAAGGTTTCTAATATTATGACGGGCTTGATCTAATGTAGTTTTTGTTTTTGCAAAGAATCCTTCGTTTCCATGACCTAATGGTAATGATACACCTATAAATACATTTGGATCTAAATCCTTTTCAAGTGATGACATTATATTTTTCCATCTTTCTTATCTAAAGCTTTCATCACACCCCTATAATCTTTTGTTAAGTCAGTCATCACATCTTGAACTGCTTTATTTGATGTATCAGCACCTGCTGCTTGTGCTGTTTGTATGGCTGACACCTTTCTTTTTTCTTCAGCACTACCCATCATACCACCATACCCCA